GTATCTCCATCGGTTTTACGATTTAAGTTATTAACAGCTTCATATTTGTTTCGTTCTAGAATTGCAGAGTAATCTTGAGTAGTACCGAACGTAATTGTACCATCATTGTTTTGTGTAACTGTAGTCTTTACGTCAGACATATATACCTCGAAAAGAAGCTAGACTACCCCGAAAGATAGTCTAGCATATTTCTAACTTACGCTGAAGTTGTTAGGTCTAAGATAGCACCTGAAGCTTTTTCGTTTTTAGAACACAAAGTGTATTCTACTAACATTTGCTTAGAGTCTGAGTCACCTGTCTTAGCAAGATCAGTAGTCTGGAAATCACGATAGTAATCTACAGAGAACATGTCAGGCTGAAGAACATAAACTTTGTCAGTCTCCATCAAACGGTTAGGTACAACAGTTAGCTCACCATAGTCAGAAACGTAAACGTCTACTGCGTTAACAATAGTTTTGTCAGTTACGTCTTTGTACTTAGTAGCGTTACCAGTGAATGAAGTGATTTTAGACTTCTGGAAAGCACCACACATAATGATAGAAGGCTCACCGCCTTGCTCCCAGATATCTTCAACAACATCTGTTAGAAGAGCTTCGGTAAACGCACGAGCAGTACCGTCTGTAGGAAGACCAGTACCTTTACCCCAAGTACCACCTGCGTTAGCTTCACCCTCATCAGTGTCAACGCCACCGTCAGAAGCTTGGTTTACGTTAGTAGCAACCCAAGCAGGTAGAGAAGCAAGCTCACGAGCCGCACTAGCACCACCCGCGTCCATTACTTTAGAAGTACCAATCAAAGTCTTTTCCATGTCACGCTTTAGCTCAAGACCTTTCTTAGCTACTTGGTAAGCCATTTCTGAAGCACGACCTGCCGCATCAGAAGCTTCGTTAGAACCAGAAACTGCTACAGTTTTAGTAGCGATCTGAGTGTAGTTACCAACACGCTCAGTAGCCGCTAAAGTTGCTGAAGATGCGTCTGCTCCTTCAACTGCTTTGTTGTCAACAGCCGCCGCAAGTTCATCAGTTTGCCACTCGTAGTAAGTACTAGAAGTAGTACCTTTACCTACGTTTGACATGAACGGAGTATCGGTTGGAGAAATGTTGTAAATAATATCTGCTAGGTTTTCTTTAATACCTACTTGGTCATACGTCTTATAAACTGCCATGATAAATTTCCTTATTAAATAAAGTTAAGAGGTTAAGGACAGAATGGCGCTTGCCGCGTCTGTCACTTTGCCAGAGCTTTGTAGCTTTTGTCGTTGTTCCTTAACGGCGCGAGCTTTTCGTGTTTGTGCTGATGGAGGCGTTGGTGACTTTACTTTCTTCTTAACAACAGGTTGTCTTTTCTTTTTGACGGTTGCCTTCTTGCTAACAAGTTCATCGTATAGTCTTGCCTTATTAATTACCGACACATCACGAGCTGATATTACATTGCTTAGGTCAGCGTCTGAATAACCCTGTGCCTTAGCATAGTCAACAACAGCTTTTTGAAAGTCAGGAGAAACCCATTCAGGTATTAAACTTGAAAGTTTCTCTTGCTCTTGGTGAACTATCTTAGCGCGTTCCTCTTGTCTTTGTTGCTCAGCTTGTGCTTTAGCTTGTTGAAAACCTGCAACACTTTGTCGTAAGTTATCTTCAATCTCTTGAACACGTAACTGTTGTTTAACAAAAGCAACAGGGTCAGCTTCTTTGTCGATAGCTCCTAACAGTTCTTTAGCCTTATTAACCTCCGCCATTTGATTAGTAGCGGCTAGTTCCATAAGTTGCAGATACTGCTGTCTCTCAGCGTTAAGATTAGTCTTTAGAGTATCAAGTTCCTTAGATTCATCTTGTAGCTTCTGGACACGCTTTGTGTAATTCTGTTCGAGTTGATATCCTTTCTTTAACTCTTCGAGGTTGACTTCGTACTCTTCACCATCTACTTTAACAGTGTATAGATCACTTTCTGTAGTCATCTCTTGAGCTTCAGACTCTTCTTCAACTTCGTCAGAATCCCCCACTTCAACGTCACCGTCATCTTCTTCCGTTTCGACTTCGGTATCTTCCTCTACTTCAACTTCAACTTCCTCGTCTTCGTTTTCAGTAGTGACCTCTTGAGTTTCCTCTTCGAGGGTTTCTTGCTCTAGCGTCTCTTCCTTCACTTGCTCCTCTTCGGAGGGATTAAGAAGTTTAGCTACGGCTTCATTTACTGTAAGAGTTTCATTGACATCCACTTGGGGTAGTCTCCTATGTAGTTCTATATATGTATATTATACCATACTTTAAAGTAAAAGTAAAGCTTTATTTTACTTTTTGTTGATATTCGTAATTTGATACGTAACCTACTATGACATCTTCAACCATACCTACTGCTTTTTGTAAATGCCAAAAGTCATCACGCTCATCAATTTCTGTTGACTTAGCCCATGCTATTGCAATGTTTTGTTGTATGTCAGAGAAAACTTCTTCTAAGATTCCCCCTCTAAGCAACTCACGAGCCATGTTTGCTTTTTGTTCTGGGTTCATTATTCACCACTCATCTTTAACTTGCTGTCTCCAATCCCTACTGGTCGTTTCTGTACAGCCTCAAGTCCAAGTTCTGCGGCTTCTTTCTTCTTCATCCATTCAAACTTCTCACGCTCGAACTTCATGTTCTCTAATTTGATCTGGAGTTCTGTTTGTTTTAGTTGAGCTTCTGCTTGCTGTGCCGCCGCTTGTACTTGTTTCAGTTGTGCGTCAGCAATATCTTTCTGCGATTCACCCTGTGCCGCAATCATGTCTGGGCTTGGTACTGGCTCTGGTGGTTTAATCTGTGTAGGATCGCCAATAAACTTAGCAGGATTGCGGTAACCTGCGTTCTTAATAAACTCACTTGCTAATGCATGGATGTGCTGTGGCTGTATCAAGTATCCGCCTTGAGTCTCACCTACACCTCGAAGCATTGTTGCAATGTTGTTCAAGTGCATTAGTTGTTGGTCTTTGTTTTGATTACCTAAGCCAACCGTCACTGCCATATCAAATCTATCTTTCCAATCATACGGAGCAACAGGGACAAATCTACCACGTAGCTTAACAATATCTACTTCCGAGTTGTTTGTTCTAATTAGTCTGTAAAGCTGTAGGAATAATTCTTTAACACCTGTCTCAGCAAAGATACGAGCAATCAGTTGTATCTTTTCTTGAGCCGCAGTCATTACCTGATTAACTGCTGTAGCCGCTGTGTTAGATGTTAAGGCTGATGGGTCTAAGCCTTGAGTCATTCTAGAAACACCTGCACGGTCTTCTCTTTCTTTATCTAGCTCGTTTAAGAAGGGGAAGGTAGCCTGACCTAACTGTGGCACTGGAAGCTGTCTAACAGCGCCCTGTACCTTCTCACGTACAATACCACCAATACGGTTGTCAATAAGGTCTTGCAGGTTTACTTGATTCTCTACAGCCGCATACCTACCTGCATTAGATAGCGCTAGGTTATCAAGAGTGTGTCTCCACATCTTACTTCTAATTTCTTGAATGTCCTTGACAAGATCAGCAACACTAACACCTGTAAACTTGTGAGGCATCATAATTGGAGAAAGATTGATTACAGGTACAGTACCTACTTCTTGCCTTTCAAGTACAACATTACCTACACTGTGTACTTCAAACAACTTCATCTTTTCGTCTTTGTCATCGAATACTTTAATCCATGACTTGACATACTCAGCAATAGTGTCGTTAGAATAATCTCGTGTTTCATCTACATCGCCAAACCTAGAATCTTCTACTTCTGTTTTAGCAAGGTTTGAGCTGTGTCCTGTGCTAATATCTTCTTTATTATATCCTGCATCAATAAGCGATCCGATGCTGACCTCTTGAACTCTTGCAACGAAGTCGGCATCCTTAATGCTCTTACTTCTCGCCTTAATCCTAAACTCAGAGGATGGGATGTTGTCAACGACTGGCCTACCACGCTTATAGTCACGGCGTACAGTAACATCATAGAGATTCGGGTCTTCTTCATTAATTTCCTTTTCAACAATCTCTAGGTTCTCATCATCTTCTAAAGCTTGGACTTCACTGTCCTCAATACCTTCAAAGTTCTCAATATCACATAGTTCATCTTCTTCCCAATTTACTTCTACCAATCCATTCTTCATCAGTAGTGCATCTTTAAACCATGTATATAATACGTTAAATCCATCACACCGTTTATCAAATACATAGTTTAAGTAATCGGTAGCCTGTTGAGCCGCTTCTTCGTCCTCAGCTCCTACAGGTTCAAACTCAACAAAAGTATCACCAGAAGCAAACACCTTCATTAGCGAAGGCATAATACCCTCCACTGTCTTTAGTGTATCTCTAGTTACTACAGAAGAAAAGCCATCCTCTTCATCTCCGAAAGGCTTACCATAGTAATAGTCTAAAGCTTCTGATTGTTGCTCAGCCAAATCGTTGTTTGCCCATGAGTCAGCAGAGTCAAGCTCCTGCCCAATCAACTGAGCTAATACTTCATCAGTTATACCTTTTTCCATTTATACATTACTCCAGTTCTTAATTGGGAGAGACCGATTATCATAATCAGCCCAGTTCTGTGATTTACCTGCTACTGCAAACTGAGCGCACATTACTGCGTATCTTGTAGCACATAGTATATCATCTTTTATTGGTACTATCTTACCGTCCTTTCTGTGATATGCTCGGAACTCTTTAAACCATTCTTCAAGATGTCCAAACACTTTAAACCTTCCTGTCTCCATGCGCTGTAGCATTTCCATAATAGAGGGTTCTATAAAGTTGTTACCTTTCCCTGTGTCACCTGCGGCTTTAGGATTACGCGCCCAGTCATGCAACATGTTGACACCTTGCTCTCGATACTGCTCAGCAAGACTCACTCCGCTTCCTTTATCGCTTTGTAAGCCATCCTTAGGCCACGCTACTGGTATCCATTGGGGTCGCTGTTTAATCGCCGCAGAATGGATTATAGCCGTCTCCTGACGGTTTGCATATACGTCATAGACATAATACGTATCGCTTTCCT